TGATGAGCAGCTCCAGCTTTTGGACAAAACACACAGGCGGCCTCGTCGGCGATTATTCCGCGGAAAAATCCGTAAATCCGGCAATATTTAACAGCGCAACCCGCTATCACAGCGGCGGCATCCCCGGACTAAAGCCGAACGAAGTACCGATAATCGCGCTGAACGACGAAGAGGTTTTAACCCGAACCGACCCCCGGCACCGTTACAACCTGGGCAATCGCCCATCCAACTCAGGCGCCGCTACCGGCGACATATCCATCACAACGCAGGTCACAGTCACCGGCGGCAGTGATAACAGCAATACCAGCATGCAAGCCCTTGGCAGCATAATCAATACCCGAGTCCGCCAGGTTATTGTCGAAGAAAAGCGCCCTAATGGACTGCTGGCATGAATCTACCCTTCCCGGCAAAAATCCACGTATCCTCGGATGCCGCGATTAAAGACAACGCGATCATCATCAACCTGGGCGATAACTACCGGCAGAGAATGGAAAGCGGTCTAAACGCCCAACGAGAAACCTGGAACATCATCTGGCCGTCACTCAATAAGGCCGATTTTACCGCCGCCATCAGCACCCTAAAATCCGCAGGCGCAGTCGTTGCAATGACCTGGACATCGCCGATTGACGGCATTGCAAAAAAATACACCGTAGTGAAGGACTCCCGACGGATACAGCCGTTAGGGGCGGGTAAATGGCGATTATCAATATCGATAGAGCAGGAATTTGAGCCGTGAGCCTAAACAAGGACATCCACACACTATCGCCATCCGCCTGGATCGATCTATTCAGCGTCGATCTAAACGCGATCGGCATCGGACAGGTCTATTATTTCTATGCCGGAGCCGATGCTAACAGCCAACCGGTAACATACCAGGGTAACACCTACACGCCCTGGCCGCTGCAAATCACCGGCATCGACAAACGCGGCACCGGCTCATCGCCCCGGCCTAGCATCGAGCTGAGTAACGCCAATCGATTTATTACCGACCTGTGCGCACAATACCAAGACATGGTCGGCGCTACCGTGCGACGCCGCCGCACATTGGCAAACTACGTAACCAACAACATCGCCGAGTATGCCGACGACTATTACCTGATCGAGCAGCGCGTCAATGAAAGCATCGAGACCGTAAAATTCGATCTGTCCAGCCCGCTGGATTTTCTCGATAAGCAGCTGCCGGGGATGATAGCCATCGCCACCGGCTGCCCGCACCGGTACAAATCGACACAGGGCGGCTCCGGCTGCTCATGGCCCGGCACCAATCCGGCGCTGTGGTTCGACCGCTTCGGCGCATCAGTAAGCAGCGCATCGCTCGACGTGTGCGGCAAGCGCCTGACAGACTGCAAACTCAGATTCGGCGCAAATAACCCGCTGGATTATGGCGGTAATCCAGGCCTAGGCAGGAGTAGCACATAATGGATATTAACCTGCAACAAATCATCGACCATGCCGCCCGCGCCTTCCCGCAAGAGGCCTGCGGCCTAATCTTTAGGACCAGCTATGGCTATCAGGTACTGGAGTGCGCCAACATGGCGCACGATCCGGAGCACTCCTTCCTGATAGACCCAATACTGTACGCCACGCACGCACGGCACATTGCCGCCGTGTATCACAGTCACCCGAACCGCCGCCCTGAGCCGTCAGCAGCGGACATAGCCAGCGCCGAACGCTGCAACGTGCCGTTTTTAATTGTCAGCTACCCCAGCGAAGAGCTGTACACGTACACCCCGCACGGCATATTGCCTGCACCGTATGAGGGCCGCGATTTTGTTTACGGGGTGATGGATTGCCTGAGCCTGGTGTCTGATTATTACCGACACGAACTCGGCATCGTCATCAACGACGGCGCCCGAAAACAATGGCAATGGTGGCTCGACCCCGTCCATTCTAGCGCATTCGTCAACGGATTCACCGCGCAAGGGTTCGCTGTAGTCGACGACCTACAGCCATATGATCTGATTATTATGTCAACAAAATCACCCTGTCCCAATCATGCCGCGATTTACATTGGCGACAGCCGCATCCTTCATCATCCGAGCCAGCACACCCCATCCAGGGTAGAGATGTACGGCCAATATTGGCGGCAAAATACCACCTGCTATTTGCGACACAATCGCCTCACAGGAATTGGAAATAATGAAAAAAATTAAATTATTCGGCGATTTGCAGACATTCAAATCCGACTGGGAGCTACATGTAAAAACGCCCGGCGAGGCATTACGGGCTATTGACGCCAACCGCCCCGGCTTTTTGCGAGCTACAGAGGCTGGGGATTACGTCGCTATATTAGTAGATGCCGACAACCCGGAAATGACCCGCCAAGTGACGATGGATAATAATTTTGCGCCGTGGGCAAATGAGGTGCTAATGATTATCCCCCGTACAGGCGGAGATATTCCAGCCGCTGCCGTTGCCGCCGCATTTACCGCAATTGGCGTTACCGGCGTTACCGCGACATCTTTTGTTGCGCATGCCGTAACCAACCTCATTAAGGTAGGGCTATCAATCGCACTATCGGCATTGGCAAATGTAATCACCGGCAGCAAACAATCGGTGACCGCAGCAAACACCGAAACGCCTGAAAACAAACCCTCGTTTGTCTCAAACGGCCCGGTTAATGTCGTCCGCGCCGGACACCCTCACCCAATCATTGTCGGGGAGTTTTTGTGCGGCTCCATCGTGCTATCCAGCCAAGTACATGTCAAGGACATACCGTTATGAGCTCGACTATAGCAGGAGGAGCAATGGGCGGCGGTGGCAGCAGCCCTGCACCCGCACGAACCCCGATTATTGCCCCGGATTCCGTCCGCTCACAAGCGATATTCGAGGTCGTCGATGAGTGGGGCTGGGGGGAGATCGATGGCTTCCCCGAGGGTGCCGATCCGCTGGAATACGTCTGTCTCGACGGCACCCCGATCAAGTCAAGCGGAACCCTCAATTTTCAAGGCGTTACATTCGATTACAGGCTGGGTACGCAAGATCAAACCTACATACCCGGCACTGTTGACGACGTTATCGGTTCGCCGGAAATTGTTGACACCCCAGTGACCCACGCCACACCGATAACCCGCACCGTCACCGACCCCAATACCGACGCCGTCCGGATAGTGGTGACCTTCTCCGGGCTGGTCGCGCAAAATACCACCACCGGCGATAAGTCGGCAGCCACCGTCAACCTGAGTATCGAAATCCGCCCAGCAGGCGGACAATGGACAGTTATCGACCTGCAAGGCCGTGGTACAGTGCGCGATAAAACCGATTCGCGATACCAGCGCAGCTACCAAATCAATTTACGCACAATCGCCGCCAGCGCAACGAGTTACGATATTCGGGTATCCAGATTATCCGCAGATCCGGACAGTAGCGAAAACTCCGCATTCCGCTGGAGCAGCTACGACAAACTGACCTTTGCGAAATTACGCCGACCCAATATCGCGTACTGCCGATTGACCTTCGACACCCGTTATTTTAGCACCGTGCCGACCCGTAGCTACAAACTGCGCGGCTGGAAAATCCAAGTGCCCGACGCGTCCGTTTACGACCCTGTCGCCCGGACATACTCGCAAGCCGACTGGTCCGGCAACCTGGTCATGCGCTGGAGCAGAAACCCGGCCTGGGTACTGCATCATTTACTGACGACCGGCGGCATCGGCCTCGGCGACGACATCAATCCAGCGTATCAGGACCGCTGGGCAATTTACAACATCGCCCGCCGCTGTGATGAGCGAGTACCCGACGGCAAGGGCGGAACGGAACCGCGCTACTCGATCGATGCACAATTCATGACGCAAGTCAGCGCGCACGAAATGATCCAACAAATCGCCGGGGTATTCGATGCGCAGGCGCTATGGGACGGCAAAGCGGTATACCTAACCCAAGACGCGCCAAAGCCGGTCAGCGCATTATATTTACCGGCTAATGTAGTGGGAGGCAGGTTTGTGTACGCGGGCACCGCCAAACAAACGCGTTACACGGCTGCGCTTATTCAATACAGCGATCCCACCGACCAGTACAGGCTAACCACTGAGTACATTGAGGATTTCGACGGTATCCAGCGATACGGCTATCGCCCGAAGACTGAGACCGCTATCGGCTGCACATCAAGAAGCGAGGCGCACCGGCGTGGCAAACGCCTACTGGTTACCAGCAGAGCGGAAATAAAATCAGTCACGTTTTCCGTAGGACTGGACGGCATGGTGCGCCGACCCGGCGACATCATGCGCATTGCCGACCCATTACACACCGCCGGGCAACGCATGGGCGGCAGAATATCAACAGGATCAACCAGCAGCGCAGTAAATCTGGACGCCCCTGTGACGCTGGGTGCCGGCAGCTATAGACTGGCGATAATCAGCGCCGACGGCACCGTTATCGACTCCGCCATCACTAACATAACCGGCACACACAGCACAATCACGGTCAGCCCGTCATTCGGACAAATCCCGGAACACGAACTGGAATGGATAGTCTACGACCCCATAACCGACAGTCAATTATTCCGCGTCTTGGGGATTTCCGAAAATGAAGACAAGAGCAGCGGATTTTACACTATCAGCGCCACGCAGTACGCGCCCGGCAAATTTGCCGAAATCGACGACATCGCCGATTTGCCACAATTGCCCGCGAACCCCTACATTGTCGGCGGCGTTATCCCACCCTCCGGCGTGCAAACATCGGAAGGTATTTATACCGGACTGGAGGGTTTTCGGCGCTATATAGACATCAGCTGGACGGCGTCTAATGACCCGTTGCTGCGCGGCTATATACTGAGCTACAAGCACAACGGCACCCAGATTTTCGAGCGCGAAATCAGCGGCCAATCTTACAGAATAGACAACCCACTGATGGGCGATTACGAAATTACATTGTCGGCAATCAGCATTACCGGGCGCCACTCCACATCAATAACCATCACCCACACCCTCGGAGAGTTTTATTTAATAGCCGCCGTCAGCATCGTCAACCTACAACTCCCCAGCGGTACCGGGGAGTTTACCGGCAGAGACGCATTATTCAGCTGGCAGAACGATGCAGCAACAGTGCTCAGTAGTAGCTATGCGTCAGGACAAGGCGGCCAGTCGCCTTGGTTCAGAGATTACGAAGTCCGCATTTACAACGGCAACGTCCTGGTGCGCACAGATTACGTAACCGAGAGTCATTACGCCTACACCTTTGAGCGCAATATCGCGGACGGCGGCCCGCGGCGGACGTTTACCGCAAAAGTGCGCGCGCGGGATTATTACGGCCGCTACAGCCAGGAGGCACAGCTAACCGCCACCAACCCGCCGCCGGTCGATTTCGGCGCAGTCACGCTAACACCCGCCCTTGCGGCAATATTTGTAACCTACATACAACCGACAGACCCCGACTACCAATACACGCGCATTTATGCCAGCACCTCCCAGGGATTTGCGCCGTCCGATGCTAATTTAGTCGGCGAGACGACGGATCGGGTTACCTCGTTTAGCGTTGATGCGCCGGGAATTTGGTATCTCAGACTGCAAGGCATTGATGCATTCGGGATATACGGCGCGATCTACTCTATCGAGATCAGTACAACAGTTTTTGTTACCGACATTACCGCTGCCGTCGACGAAGTGCTGGCCGATCCGGGGCGGACTGGCGACGTAATTGTCGAGGCCGACCGGTTTTTGATCGTCCGTCCTGGACAGCTATCCCCTCAGGAATCCGTATTCGGCGTCGGACAGGTTGATGGGCAGACGAAAGCCGCACTGCGCGGAGATCTACTGATTGATGGCAGTATTTATGCTCGATCAATTGGCGCTGGACAGGTCACTGCCGAGAAAATAACCGTTACCAATTTATCGGCCGTTGCAGCGGATATGGGCACACTGACCGCCGGAACGATAAGAACCAGCCCATTAACAGGTTGGAGAGCGGAACTGTCCAGCGTAGGCGACTACCCGATATGGTACGGACAGGGCGCAAAAACCGCCGAAAATGGCAGGTTCTATCTCGACAAGACCGGCAACGCGTTTTTTTCCGGGGTATTATCCGGAGCAACAGGCACTTTTAGCGGCTCCCTGTCGGCCGCAACCGGTACATTTTCCGGAGCCTTAATCGGCGGCAGCATCAATGTTAACTCAAGATTTACCGTTGACACCGACGGCACTACAACGATAAGAGACGCGACCGGCACCGTAATACTCTCGACAGGCACCGGAGTGCCTTGGTCCGCCATCGCCTCAGGAGGCGGCAGGCCGGAAAATAACGCCAATTACATCACCAACACGAACCAGTTAAGCGATGGAGCTGGATTAGGTGCCACTGCAACCTGGACAGGAGTATCGGGAGCGGGGAAACCGGCAAACAACGCTACACTCAACGCCAGTAGCGGCAATCTCCTAGTCAATGCCGGTATGTATCTAGGACTCGACACATGGATAGGAGGCGGTCTCAATCTGCCGGGCTGGTGCCTCAGAGACTCAGGGATAGCCAACGGGACCGCGTGGGTATCGTCCGGCGGCCCAGCCGATCCAACAATGTACATATACAAGGGCGTTACGGATGCCATACCCGTAACCCCTGGGCAAATATTGGAATTTTTTGCATATACCGGAGCTCATCGTTGCACGGTAAGCGTGTCGCTAAGATTTGAGGATTCCGCGGGATCATCAACAGGACTGAGCTATTCCTCAGGTAATGCCGGCATAGCATCAGGAGGATCGGCATTAAGCGGCTATATGAGGCTAGGTGGATTTGCTACCGTTCCAGCAGGGTCCGCCAGAGCGCGATTCCATTTCGAAAAAGGGTCTACCTATACCGGGCAATCCGATAGCTACGGTTTCATGACAATGCCCTATGTCGGGGTCGCCAACCCAAATCAGACAGAGTTTTCGGACTGGTCGGACGGTGCGAGCGGCGCAGCATGGAAAATAACTCCGGCTAACGCGTCCACCTATATTGCTGA